GTCCAGTAAGTCGCCTGGATCACGTTGTTCGTCCCGTCGTCCAGGCCCGCCAGCTCGATCTTCTGGGTGACCACCTGCGTGCCCTGGATGTCCGGCGGCTCGCCGTTGAAGAACATCTCCGGCACCAGGATCGTCAGCGTCGAGAAGTCGGAGCCGGAGCCGATCGACGGGCCGATCAGCGTCAGCTCCAGCGCGGTCGGCGTGTCCGCCGCGTACGCGTTGTACATCGCCGCCGAGCTCAGCCACTCGACCTCGAACGAGACGATGATGACGCGCAGCCCGTTGTCGATCGGCTCGGAGCGGAACCCGGCGTTCCCCATCTCGTAGCGGTCGCCGTCGAGGGGGATCGTGTACTTGATGCTGACGTTCCGCACGTTCGCTGTCTTCACCGGGGCGGAGACCGTGGTCACGCCGGAGGTCGTCGAGCAGGTGCCGCCCGTGTACAGGCTGGCCTCAGCCCAGTGGAACACGCCGCCGATCGGGGTGGAGTAGGCCACCAGCGACGGCACCGCCACATTCAGCGGGTCCGAGTTGCCCGCGCCGAGCAGCTCGTTGCGGGCCATGATCGTGACGGCCAGCTCCGCGATCCCGTGCTTCGCTACCGACAGCTCCCACTCGGAGATCTTGCAGCCCACGATTGTGGACGGCATCACCGTCCCGTCCACAGACGGGACGCCTTTCTGCACGGCGAAGCTGTGGGTCTGCAGCGGGCCCGGCGCGTGGACCGCGCTGTAGGCGAGGGTCACCCCGTCCTCCGTCAGCGCCGACGCCGCCTGCCCGTACGACCCGAACATGGGGAACAGCCACTGCTGCAGGTTCCTGGCAGGCAGTTCCATCGAGACCGCGCCGCCAGCGTCCCAGCCGGTCAGCACCCTGCGGGCGGCCTTCGGGTGCAGCGCGCCGGAGAACAGGCCCTCACCCTGGGCCGTGACCTTCTTGCCCTTCAGCGACTCCCCGCCCTTGATGGCGTAAAAATGGGCGCCGGTCAGCGTCGGCGACACGCCGTAAGTGGCCTCGGTGACGGGGCCGTAGAACTGGGTGAGGATCCCTGAGCCGGGATAGGTGCTCATGACGCCGCGCCCTTCGTGTCAGCCGGCCGGGGGCCGTCCGGGGTGATCAGCACCGGCGGCGGGCTGGAGGAAACCTCTGAGTCTCCTGGAGCGGATTTGCCCCCGGCATTGGAGGAAACCTCCTGAACGGGCTCCCAGTACAGGTCGCTGACTTCCGCGTCATCACCGACCTCGGCCAGGTCCCCGACCTCGATGCCGGCCCGCGGCCGGATGCACCTGACCTGCCTCATGAAGACACCAGCCTTGCCCGGTAGACGATCTTGAACACGTGCATGACGGAAATCCCGTCCTGGCTCGGCCGCTGATACCACGACCCCGCCGTCACCAGCGACCAGAACACCAGGCCGCCCATCTGCGTGTCCCCCGGCCCGCCCGCCGCGACGGTGCCGCGCAGCAGCAGGGCCACCGCGGCGACAATGCCGTCGCAGGAGTCCCGCAGCGTCTTGACCGTGTCGCCGCCGCCCCACGCCTCAGCGGCGCAGGTGATCTCCCCGTCCTCGTCCAGGGTCCGGGCCTGGTCGAGGTTCGGCCAGTCCTGATCCGTCGTGGCCGCAGGCTCGCCGGGGTTCACCGGGTCGTAGCCGATCCACAGGTGCAGCGGCTCGGTCAGCGTGTCATTGGTGATGTGCGGGCCGTCGAGGACGATCACCGCCGGGCTGGCCTGCCCCAGCGACGCGCTCGCCTGGCACGTGGTGACCAGGTAGTCCAGGACCGCGGGGACCTGCGTCGTGGTCGCGGTCATGCGAACGCCGCCCGGCTGGCCTTGCCTGAATGCGGGGTCAGCAGCTCAGCGGCCCGGTTCGGCACGCTGAACCCGAACCCGGTCTCCACGGTCTCCTCGTCGGCGGCCATCGACGCCGACGCCGACGCCATCCCGCCGCGGTTCACCCCGTACACATGCTTCAGCGCGATCTTGTGCGCCTCGTAGATCCCCCACGGGATGATCTTCCGGCCCGCCCAGTACACCACCGCGAACTGACTGAAGGGGTCGCCGGAGTAGAAGAACGGCAGCCCGGCCAGGTGCCGCACGATGCCCTTCGGCCCGTCGCACAGCAGCTGGTCGAGGTCGTACATGAACCCGTACGACAGCACCGGGGTGATCGACACGATGCCGTTGGTGGTCGAGCCGTCGCGGCGGCCCGACGCGTCCAGGATGGCGCCCATGTCGGTGCGGACCGGCGACTTGCTCAGGATCAGCACCGTGCCCTGCGCCCGGACCACCTCGGTCACCTGCTGGGTGACCACCGGGCCGCACACGTACTCGATCCACTCGGTGACCGCCTGGCTGTAGCCGCGGATGACGCTGTCCTGGGAGGTGTCGGAGGCGGCGAGCTTCAGGATCTCCCGCTCCTCCGCCAGGGAGGTGATCGTCGGGTCCGGCGCCGCGCGCACCTCGAAGGAGTCCACGTAGGCGCCCGGGTAGGTGCCGCCGACCGTCCAGGCCCACAGGTGGTGACCGGCCTGGGTGGTGACGTAATGCGCGGCGGGCTCGTAGGTGCCGGTCACGGTGGCAGCCACCGCGGGCGTGGTGGTGGTCTGGTCCGGCAGGGTGATCGTCAGCACGGGGCTGACCGAAGCGGCCACCGGGACGCCGCTGTCATTGGTCACATAGAACGGCAGGTCAGCGGGCGGCACGGGAGCGCCGAGGTCGTACGGCCCCATGGGTCACCTCCCCGCTCTCGCCAGCCGCCAGCGTTTCCCTCGCCGGGTGCTCTGGCGTCCCGGCGGACAGCCGCGCTATCTCGCGTTCGAGCTGCGCCGCGTAGGCGTCCGCGCGCACGTCCCGGGCGTGCCGCAGCTCACGCTGAAGCTGGCCGAGGACGTGCGCGCGGGTCGCCACGCCTACCCCTCAGCGGCGGGCGATTTCGGGCCCGCGGGCCGCGGCTTCGGCGCGGGCGGATCCGGCGCTTCGGGGACCACGCTGGCGGCGGCGCCCGCCCTCTGGTCCGCCATGGTCACCGTGTCCGCGGCGGCCACGCCCTGGGCGCGCTGGTCGGCCACGGAAACCGGCGGGGTCTCCGCCTCTGGCGGCACGGCGGCCCTGGCCGCCGCCGCGGCAGCCCTGGCGCGCTGATTCTCGAAGGTGTACCGGCCTTCCTGCGACGGCGCCATCACGCGTCAGCTCCTCGACAGGATCGCGTAGGCGATTCCGGCCGACGCGGCCGCCATGGTCGGCAGCACTGCCGGGGCCGTGGCCGTGGTCGACACGGTCGCGGTGGAGACCAGCGGGACCTGGGTGGAGATGGCCTGCTCGCCCGCGACACTGCCGCCGGCCATCCCGTCGAGGACCGTGCCGGTGCCGGAGGTGACGTTGTAGAACGCCAGGCCCCACACAGCCGGGGCGTCCAGGGAGCCGCCCGGGACACCGATGGTGCCGATGTCCTGCGCCAGCGCCGACAGCTGGAGGTGCTGCGCCCCGGCCGCCCACCCTGCGGTGACGTCCGTGGTCTGCCCCAGCAGCGCGGCCCCGGTGCTGACGCCGTTGTACAGGGCGACCCAGGAGTGCGCCGCCGTCGCGGTCGCCTGGGTCTTCACGTTGAAAGCGACGAAGTCGAAGATGTCGCCCACTTGCACCGGGACGGCGTAGACGGTCAGGACGGTGGTGGCCAGCGTGATCGTGACCGCCGTGATGTCGCGGCGGCTGATCGTGCGCCGGTACGGCGGGTTCGGGCTGCCGTCGAGCAGCCACTCTTCCTCGGAGTCGGGGTACCGGCCGGATGTCAGATCACTCATCAGAAGCCCACCAATCCGCCGGCGGTGCCGGTCGATAGCGCCGCCGCGGTCGTGGTCCCCGAGTTGACGTTGCCATAGGAGATGATCCGGGAGTTCGCGTCCTGGTAACGGTTCGGCAGGAACGCCAGGTAGCTGTAAATCTGGAAGCGGACCTGCAGGGTGCCGGACAGGATCTCCTGCAGGACGCGGGTCCGCACCTCGCCCTCGAACAGCAGCAGGTCGTCGAACACGCCCGCGATGACCGGGGTGAACGTGTCCCCCGACCCGGAGCCGTCCGTGGGTGACACGTGCCCGGCGGAGACGCTGGACATGCCCGGGCTGGTCGTCGCCCCGCCGAAGGTCAGCGGGATGTTGTTGTCCACATACCAGGTGCGGCCCAGGATCGTGCCGACCGGGCCCTCATCCGGCGCGCCCGGGTCGAAGTCACCAGTCGCCGCCGCGTTCCACGGGCCCTGGTTGGACGGCGGCACGAGAGGCCGCTTGTTCCCGTCCACCGCTGTCGCGAACGCGTTCCACACCGCCTCATTGGAGACGAGCGCCTTCGCCCGCTGGAACCGGTTCCTGCCGATCTGGGAGAACAGCTGGCCGACGCCGGAGTAGAAGTCGTTGCGCCCGCTGTCGCCACCGGTCCAGACTTCCCCCGCGGTGGAGGCGGTCACGCCGTTGACGATGATGCCCGGAGTGCTGCCGCCGGTGATCGTGCCCTGCGGGTACAGGCCCGTGATCTGGCCAGACGACCCGGAACCCAGCATCACCAGGCCATCGACCTGCATCGCGTGATCCTGCATCAGGTCCTTCGTGATCACGGAGTCAAACGCGATCGGGGACTGGTCCAGCAGCTGGATGCCCACGTCCTCCTGCCCGGCCACGGTGCGGACCAGCGCGTTGACGTAGTTGTCGGCCATGTCCCGGCCCGGCACAGGGCCGCCGTCAGAAGCCTGGGCGCCAGTCGCCGTGCCAGTCGTGATCCGCGGCAGGTTGATCGAGTCCGTGCCGGAAGGCAGCGGCATCGAGTTGCACAGGTTCGCCAGAGTGCGGCCCGCACGCAGGTAGGC